TATTAGACCATTTCAGCACCTTTTGATAGATGCCTTTGATAGCATACTTGCTTTTAACAATATCTCTTTAAAACTATACTTTAAGACCTTACAACCGCTTGAGTTTACAGACCTTGAAAACGTAGAGGACGAAGAAACAAGGGAGGAAGAAACTGGCGTAAAATTAAGTGAAGAATGTTGTTTAGGCAAAAACAGCTTAGAAAATTTAGACACCGACATAGCAGATGCTTTAATTGACTTAGGAGAGGACGAAGCAGACCTTTTAAGCGACTTTGACTTAATGGATGAGCGAGAGGTAAACTATGACGAAGAAGATGGCTTAGACGAGGTTATTACGGACTTAAACAAACCCAAAGAAAAAAGCACACTTGCTAAAATCTGGGAGTTTGTAAGCACTGGAAGCGCAAAGCCTTATAGAAGAAGCGAACAAGATGGAACAAGTAAGCAATCGCGAGAACTTGACATTGAGTTTTTAGTGAGGTATATGTATTCGCCACAAAAATACAGTGCAAACTCAAGACCATTTTGTAAAAAGATGGTAGATGCTAAAAAGGTTTACCGCAAGGAGGATATAATGTCAATGGACAAAAAGGTAGTAAATGCTGGTTTTGGTAAGGGTGGCAGCGATACTTACTCTATATGGTTAAATAGAGAGATATCAAATGAAGCTGAAAAAACAAAACTTTACAAGGGCGGAGCGAGATGTAATCATCGCTGGATAAGAAAAACTTACCAAAGGTTTAAGACAGATAAAGGCTTAGGAACTGAGATAACAACATCACAAGCAAGGTCAAGAGGTTTTAGACCAGAGGCAAACGCACAGAAAGTACCAGTAGCACCAAAGGATATGAAGTATAAAGGTTATACCGCTGAATATTGGAACAAAATAGGATTTAAGAACTAATGGCAACAGCACTATTTATAAACAGAACGGACTTAGTTAAAAACTCTATAATTGATGGCAATGTCGATGTAGACAAATATATTCAATTTATCAAGGTGGCGCAACAGATTGACATACAAAACTTGTTAGGCACAGACCTTTACAACAAGATAAGTGCTGATATTGTTGCTGGTTCTTTGGCTGGTAATTATTTAAGTTTAACAAACACATATATTCAGCCAACTCTCATTTGGTTCGCGCAGATGAACTATATACCTTTTGCTGCTTACCAGATAAAAAATGGTGGTGTGTTTAAGCACTCAAGCGAAACCGCACAGAACGTAGATAAAAACGAAGTAGATTACTTAGTATCTAAGGCGAGAGAATACGCTAACTACTATTCTACAAGATTAGTAGATTATTTAAGTTTTAACGATAACTTGTTCCCAGAGTACAACACGAATAGTAATTCTGATATTGACCCAGACACAGACACAACCTTTAAAGGCTGGGTATTATGATATACAAGGTAAAAGAAACAAATCTTAGTAAACTAAAAAAATATATTCTTGAAACTTTAAAAAAGCAAGAGATAAAAAAGAAAAAGAATGAGTAACCCTATTTTAGCATTAATACCAAGCGGATATCAAGGCGGTAGTACGCCAAAGGTTTATTCTGTACTTCCAAGTAATGGTACTGGGGACTTTACTTTTGCAAGGACTGGCGAAGCTACAAGAGTGCGTAAGGATGGACTTATAGAAGCTGTTGCTACAACTGTACCAAGACTTGATTGGTTAAATAGCGATTGTCCTAATTTACTTTTAGAACCAGCAGCCACAAACTCACAACAATATTCAGAATTATCTACTGGTAAGACTGTAACTGGTGCAACACTTACAGATAATAACGCAATAGCACCCACTGGAGAGAAAAAGGCTATGCAGTTAAAAGAAGATACAAATAACAGTAGACATAGATTTTATGTTGGCGGTGTGCTATCTACAACAAGTGGAACTCAATATACTTTAAGTTTGTTCGTCAAAAAACAAAGCGACAATAGATTTATATTTATAAATGCTGGTGCTTTTATAGGTGTTAGCGGTTCTTTTAATTTAGATACTCAAGCTGTTACTGGAGATGTACAACTATTTGAAACTTATCCAAATGGTTGGTATAGAATAGGTATAACAGCCACAGCAAACGCAACACACACAAGCGGTTACTTCGTGCAATTACAACAAGGTACATCTGATGCTGATTACACTGGAGATGGTAGTTCAGTACTTGTTTGGGGTTTACAATTTGAAGAAAGTGGGCTATCAAGCTACATTGCTAACTTAGGTTCTGGCTCAACTACAAGAAACGCAGAAACTTGTAATAATGCTGGAGATGTTAATACATTTAATGACAATGAGGGAGTTCTTTATGCTGATATAGCAGCGTTAGCTGATGATTTAACATATAGAATGATAGCTTTATCTGACAGTAATAGTTCAGACCACGTTAGAATTTATTATACTGCCTCTACAAATAAAATATCCGTTGCAGTTAAAAGTAATGGCAGTAATCAATATTTATTTTTAAATCACAGCGTAACAGATGTAACTAATTTTATAAAAATAGCAGTAAAATATAAAGCTAATGACTTTGCTACCTTTATAAATGGTGTAAAAGTTGATGACCAAACCACAACTGCAAATACACCTATTGGTTTGGATAGGTTAAATTTTGATAGTGGGAGTGGTAGTTCTGATTTTTACGGAAAGTGCAAAGATTTAAGATATTACGATACAGCATTAACAGATGAAGAATTAAAAGAATTAACTACATAATTATGAGTTACGGAAAAATTTACGAATCAACTGACTGGGGAGACCCTATTGAAAATGGCTGGGGTGGTATTTATTATGACTTAGCTTTCCCAAGTGATATACCAGGCTTACTTACAGCCTTACAAGCCAGAGCAACTAATTTTGAAAACTCTACTGGCACGACTACAATATTAACCGCTTTAGAAAACTGTGAATAATGAGTAACTTATTAAGCAAAGCAAGTATAGTATTAACACCCACCGCTTATAGCGATGGAGATTTACATTGCATAAAACCAAACACCGCAACTGGAGATTTTGACTTCACACGCTCGACAACCGCTACAAGAATAAACTCAAGCGGAAATGTTGAAAGCGTTGCAGCTAACTTACCAAGAATAGATTATACTGGTGGTACTGGTCAAATTCTTTTAGAGCCACAAACAACTAATTTATTAACGTATTCTGAAGATTTTAGCCAATGGAGTGCTGGAAGTACTATAACTTTACAGAGTGGGTTCTCAGCACCAGATGGGACTAACAATGCTTATAAATTAACAAAAACTGGAACAGCACAACCGTATTTAATTTTCAATGCAAGTTTAACTACTTCATCAACAAGGTCAATTTTTGCTAAAACAGTAAGCGGTACTGGTACAGTTAATTTGTTAAGTCATAATTCAAACACAAATAACCTTTTTACACTTACGGAAAATTGGCAAAGATTTGACGTAACTTCTTCAAATTCTACTGGAGTGGCTAATTTTTATGCTGTTGATTTTAGAGGCAGTTCTTCTTTAAGTGAGATTATTGTTTTTGGTGCAAATGCAACAAACGACCAAGCTTTTGCAACTTCCTACATCCCAACAAGCGGAAGCACTGTAACACGAAATGCAGATGCTGCTAACAATGCTGGTTCAAGCAGTTTAATAAGTTCAACTGAGGGGGTTTTATATGCCGAGATAGCTTCTTTTGAAACTAACACCGCAGCAAAATTTATTACTATTAGCGATGGAACTTTTAATAATAGAGCATC